TGTTCTGCACAACGGTCTGCCTAAGCGAATTAACACTGTTATACACAGTGCCGCTTGTAACATAATTTGGGCTATTATATTTTGGTTCCGTATCGAATGGCCTTTTGTCAAGCTTAAGGTTTAATGATCGGTTTATATACGTTTTATCATAGGCATCGGTAATTCCGTAACCGGCGAGAGTATTCGCCTTATCAGCTTTAAGATTAATCTTCATTGTCACTGTTTCGTCAATGTCTGTTATTTCATCTTCAAGCTCGGTTTTATCTGCCTTTGCAGATAAGGCTGTGTTAATCGCAATTATTCTCTCGCTTAGCGTGTTGATGTTGCCATCCGCAAGCGCTATGTCTATGCTGTTCTCGTATATGCCGTTTTCGATTTTGTTCAGGCTTTCTGCGCAAAGTGGTGTAGCTGTGCTCGGTGCGTCTTCCCAATTTGTTTTTGTGTATGCCATAATATTTATTCCCCCTTTGCCTCTATGCTGTCTGTCAGAGCTTTAATTCCGCTCAGTGTACGGCTCAGCACATAGGCTTTTACTTTTTCTTTTTTAGGTTGTCCTGCGTTATCATATACAAAATCACCGTTTGAATCAGTAACATAGCTTTCAATTTCTATTCCGTCACCGATCTGCACCCAAGGTCTGCCGTCAAGAGTAGCTGTAAGCGGAGTGTAGGAACAATAATAAAATCGTTCGCCTGTTTTTCCATGCAATAAACTTTGCACATCGTGCACCAGTCCGCCGCCAATGCCGTCATCTTTCTGCCAACAGACTACATTTTTAGTAAAATCATATGTTACAACATCCTCGCCCCACTGTGACTCTGCCACGGTGGTTTTAGCTTTTCTGTCATTTAACGAGTAACCGTAAGAAAAACTAAAGCCGTTATAGCCGCTGCTGTTATATTCCTCAGCATATAGATTTTCGTAAAAATCGTATGTTTCTGTACTCTTGCCGAGTTCGATGTATCTAAAAACACCATAGCTTGCATTAGGAATAATTGTTCCGAATACTCCGAGCAATTCACAACAATTCTTGAGCAGCTCGCCGTATGTAATTGTATTTGAGTCCTCAAGCCATGCTCTGTTGTATGTCGGGAAATTTCGTACAGTTAAGCCTGTTGATTGGTTTATCACCTCGTCAAGAATATCTTTGTTATCCTCGACCTGAATCATATGCTTTCCGTTGTAGTTAAGGCATAGCACAACCAATTCGCCGATTTTATAGCCGTTTGGATAAGTTTTCCATAAATTAAACAGCTTATTTGTTGCGTCAATATCATATAACATAGAGAGTGCGTCATAAGCGACAATGTGTCGCTTATTGCGGTTATTCTTGTCGAGCTTGGCACTGTCAATAATACCGCTAAACAAATAATATTCCTTTGCAGCTACGGTTTCTCCCGGCAAAAGTGATGTGCCTAAAAACAGCTTTGCAGATGGCAGCAGCTTTTCTCCGCTCGGAAAACGCTGCGTTAATTTTACGCTTATCCATTTGCCTACAAGGTCATTTGTAAAGGTTCTGTCAATTGAATTTACAATGTCAATGTTAATTTCAGCGGCAATACAGCCACCAAATTTCAGCTTGCTTTCATCACAAATTGACTGTTTAAGGCTCATACTTTCGCTTGCTATATTTTTCTCTGTTATATCTGGATATTCACCGTCGGGAAATGAGATTGTCAGTATATTTTCAATCAAATTTTCGATTGCCTGCTTTTTGTGCAGACTTGAAACTTCAAGCAAATTAACCACCTCTTAATATTCAATAAATGTAAATGTTACCGCCGCATATTTAATGTTGTCTGCGGTAATAAGCTTTGGCGTGTATGTTATATCGGGTATATATGCGGTCATAGTGCGGTACGCAAGAAGTTCATCGTCCCAGTATTCAACATTGAGCTTGCGTTGCTGAGAATTTGACATAGCACCGTTTAAAACACTGCGAATAGTTCTCATTTCAGCAAGGGTAAGACCGTCCTTGGTATTGAATGTAATCTTAGTTTTGTTGTTCGGTGATGTTACTCGCCTTAAAAGGTTGTTGCTGTCACGATAAGCTTTAATCTCCGTACGCTGTAAAGGTGTGGCTTGATAACTCTCTTTAGCTATGAGCTTATGTGGAAACTGCAAGCCGTTTTTCGGGAATTTAATTAAATAGCCTTTAAATTCACTCAATCTTATCCCTCCTTACGCAAAAGCGGACCTGCCAGTGCGTTTCTTGATTTTGTTATTCTCATCAGCAACAGCCTCAAAAAGTACCCTGCCGTCGGGCATAGTTAAGGTAATGTGAATATCACCGCCGTTGCCCGCTCCGCCATATTCAGCAAGTACCTCAGCCATAGCCTGTTTCATCGCAGAAATCGGAGATACTACCTCAGGTTCACGCTTATTATCGCCGAGAACTGCTAGAAATTCACCGTAATTTGCAGGTACATATGTGCCTGTAGCAAGTTTGGGGATGTGCACCTTATCAAGCCGACCTGCGTGCCATTCCTGCCCAAACAACTTGCCTATCGAATTTGCAACCGTGTCCACACCCGACAACATTTTATTGATTGCAGAAATAAAGCCGTTTATAAAAGTTTCAATTCCTGTTAGTGCATTGTTAAGAGGAGTTTTTAGAATGTCATAAATCGGAGTGAACACATTTGAAAAGATTGTTTTTATAGGTTCTAAAGCCTTTCTTATATTCTTTAACATCATGGTAATGACACTCTGTACCTTTATACTTGTATCAGATAAACCATTGACAAGACCTAAAACTGTATATAGTCCACGCTTATACATTTCTCTTGAAGGTGAATTTATATCCATTGCACTGTCGTATTCACTTAATACAGTATTTGCAAGACCATTACTGTTTTTGACAAGTGCCTCCTTATATTTCTGTGTACCCTCAACAAGACCCATAACGGTGTTTTTTCCTGAATCTTCGGCAGCCTCTTCCAGTTTATTTAATGTTTTCCATTGCGAGTTTTGCACATCTTCAAGGCTAATCATTCCGGCTTTGTATGTCATCAAAACGGCAGCGGCATCGGAATAATCTCCCTTAAGAACTTTTTGAACATCAGACATATCATCTTGTGTCATTATCAGTTTGTTAAGTTCAGCAGTGCATTCATTGTATGAACTTTTAAGTTCCATTAAGGAATTTATTTCTTCGTATCCACCATCACCTAAAACTGTTTCAATATTATTTTTTGCGTCTATTCTATCATCTGCTTTTACAGAATTGTCTTTATATTTCTTGTATTGACTAATAAGCCAACTATAAGTTTTTCCACTCTGCTTTAATTTATTTTCAATTTGAGTCTGCTTAGAATTAAGTTCTGAAAGTAATTCGCTTTGATTTTTTCTTGATGAAATTATAGATTTAGAATTTTCGGTTTGTAATTCGGATAAAGCCGAACTGTTAGCTAATAATTGATATTGATCAATCGTATTATTGATTTCATCTTGTATCTCAGATAAATCACCTTTTAGCTCGACCTTACCCCCATCACTTATTGTGACATAATTATCCCAGGTATCGCTAAAACCGCTAACATTATCTTTAAAATATGTAACAATGGTTTGCAATTCTGACTGTTCTTCAGGAGTAAGTTCAGCTTTGCTGATTAAGGTTTCAAGTTTATCCTGATATTCATCAATCAATGTATTATCAGCATAGAGCTGGTCAACCTTATCTAATGTATTTTTGATTGTGTCGGTAATTTTCTGCGTTGTATTTTCAAGTCTGTTTTTCACATCGTCTATTTCATCACAAAACTTTTTAGCCTCAGAATTGCTCCATTTTAGTTCATTGTAAATTTGAACCGCTGAAACAATACCCGTTATTGCGCTTGCTATAATAAGCAGAGGGTTAGCCGAAATAACCGAACTGATGTTTTTAACTGCTGATGTGACTTCACTTATACCACTCGCAATAGTCTTACCGGTCTTGAATGCGATAACTGCTGTGGCAACAGCGCCAATACCCGTTGCTACTGCTTTTAACATATCCGGACTTATCTTATTAACTATATCTGAAATTGCCTCAAGAGCCTCAGAAAACAAATTTAACAAATCCGGTACAGCTTTCTCAATCGTCCATTTTGCAAGCGGCAATAAAACATTCTTGTACGCTTGTTTTAGCTTATCTCCGCAAGCCTTGAGCAGATTTTTGAATCCCTCGGTCAAGCGTTCAACCGCCTGTGCAACGGGGTTAATGTCAAGGTCCTCAAGCCATTCGAGGCGGTCAGCTGACATTTCATCAAGCAGCCCTGTTATATCTTCGACAATGCCTAATATGCTCTCCCAAATTTTTCTGCCTGTATCGTTTTTCTCCCAAGCGTCTTTAATTTTGGTTCTGAGAGTTTCAGTATAGTTATTGCAGTTGCGGATAATCTCAAGTATATTGCTCCAAATTTTCTCGCCCTTACCGTCATTCCACACCTGCCTGAATGTATCGCCTACCGTATCCAAAAGCTCAACAAGGCTGTTCCATTTGTCGATAAACGATTGCACCACGCTGTCGCCTAAGCCTGCTTTGTCCCAAGCATTTGTAAAAGCCTCTGCAATGTCGCCAACTGTGCTTACAAAAGTGTTAATTAATGAGTTGATATTTTCAAGCACCTTTTCGCCTGTGCCGTTATTCCACACTTTCTCCCACGAATTTTTAATTGTTACGCAGGCGTTTTTTACCTTGTCAAGCGAATTTACAATATTGTCAATAGTCTTGCTTGTGTGCCTGTCGCTTTCAAGCATAGCTTGCTCAAGTGCATTTTGCATTGATTTGATTTCAGAGCTTGGCGCTTGCGTACTTGTGTCTGAGCTGTTGTCCGAGGTGTCGCTCATCACATTGAGTTCATCAAAGCCTGCAAGGTTTTTCTGTAAGTCCTCAGCTGCCTCCGATGTTTTTTCAATCTCAGATGTAGAACTGTCCGCTTGACTTGCAAGGTCTGACATATCGCTTACAGCTGAGCTTGTCGCATTGCTTGTTGCAGTAGAATAGCCGAACACCTGAGCTGTAAAGTCTTTAAACTTCTGTGCCGCAACGCTAAGTCTTGAGATAAACTGATTAATGCAATTAAGCAGCGGAGTAAAAGCATTTATCAAGCCTTGACCGATTGTAGCCTTTATACTGTCAAACTGCAACTGTAAAATTCTCGTTTGATTTGCCCAGCTGTTCTGAGTGCGTGCAAAGTCACCCGTTGCATTGCTCAACTGACCGAGTACAAAGTTATATCTAAGCGTTACCTTTTCTGCCTCAGTCATAGCAGATGTGGTCTTGCCCCATCCGTTTGCCATTGCGTAATTGTCAAGTGCGTTCTGCGTCATCACAATGCCAAGGTCTTTGAGCGTTTCGGTTTCACCGCTGAAAACAGATTTTAGCTTTGTGTACGCCTCGTCTTGTGTGATGTTATAAAATGACGCCACATCGCCTGTGAGAGCCGTTAATGCTGTTGACATATTAAATGCTTGCTGTTCCGTAAAGCCGAAAGCCTCTGCCATAGAGCCGAATGTACCGACATATTTTTTAGCCATAGTTTCGGATAAGCCGTAAGCATTTTGCGCCGACTTTGCCCAATCGTCCACCTTTGCCGACATATGGCTGAAAGTGACATCAACTACATTCTGTACCTCTGCAAGGTCAGAGCCAAGCTCTATGCTTTTCTTGCCAAAGCTCACAACCGCCGCCGTACCGAAAGCGGTAAGCAGCGTTCTGCCAATCATTTTCGCCTTGCTTTGCAGTCTGTCAACAGCCGTTCTGACTGTTTGTAATGATTGCTTAGCCTTTTTTGCACTCATAGAAACTGATTTCTTAACGCTTTCGCAAGTATCATTTGTGCTTTTGCTGACTTCCTCGGTATTTCGCTTAGCTGTACTCTCAACCTTATCAACAACATTTTCGGCAGATTGCTCGACTGATTCTGATACCTTTTGCGCTGCCTGTGCGGTTTGCTTTGCCGAGTTTTGAGCCTGTTCGGCTTTTTCTTGTGTGGCAGTAATTTCACGCTTTGCAGAGTTTTCTGCCGCCTGAGCCGATTTATCAGCCTGCTGCTTAGCAGTTTGAGCTGTCTGCCTCGCCCCGGACTGTGCCTTGCTCTGAGCCTGTGCAATAGCCTTGTTGATTTTCGCAATATCCGAATTAAGACCGCTTGTGTCGATTTTGGTATTAAAAATCAAGCTACCGTCAACCGCCATGTAATCACACTCCTTTCTGTAAAATTAAAAGGGCGTAACGAAATGCGACACCCTTTTGGTATAAAAACAGCGCACACCCGAAGATGTACGCTGTAAAATTTGAAAAATTTTAGCCACCCCGTTTGGAGTGGCTTTTTCATTGAAGATAGATTAAAGGATTGCGACTGTCAGCTTATTTTTATGGTCGCCAATGACAGTTAGGACATTCTGCAATGTCATTATAGGAATTTATACAATGACATTGTGGGCATTCCCACTTATCATTACTAACAAATTTTGCTTGTCTGCTGTCGGTATGCTCCAAATGACAGTTAGAGCATTCGGTAGCCTCTGCTTTGTTCATACAATGACATTTAGGACATTCCCAATCTGTTGTTTTGGCGATTACTGAGCTTTTACCTGCACCCAACTCTTCAAGATAAGCAAGTATTTTAGCAATACCGCCAAAAATCAGGCATAATAATACTGTTGATACCCAGCATACAAGCATTAAAGTAAAATTAAAACTGCGGGTTACGGTATCAGTTAGAAAATTTGTATGTACGCTTTGGAAAACTGCGCCTAAAGCTATTCCTCCGACTGCACCAAGTATCAATAGTACGACTGTTATACCTTTGTAAAATTTGCTGTTCATAAAATCACTCCTTTGTTACATAATATAACAAAGTTTGTGTATTGTCAACAATAATTTTGTGTAACACCTATACAAGATTATTTATAAAATCCTCCTCGGCGTCAAGTTCTGCTTGTTCCTCGGGGGTAAGTTTTTCTTTTATATCGACAAGTTCTTTATGCTCGTTGTAAAAATCAAGCTCCCACTTTTCGAGTTTCTTTCCTTTTGCTCGTTTTTGCCTGATGTTCATCACTTGAGAGAGTAAACAGTCGCCTACCTCGCTGAAATAGCCGAGAAAAGTCCACCAATGCACATAGCTTGCAATCCTTGTTTCAAAGCCTGCAACCTTGTTAAGTGCTGGGAAAATAATGCTTTCGTCATAGCTCCAATCAATAATTTTGACTGGAGCTTTTTTCGATTTCGGCACATCTCCGCCGTCAAGAAACCACAATGCCTTTTTGAGTGCCTCTTCAACATTCTTTGGAACTTCCTTGTATAAGCAATTCAAGCATACTGCCGCTTTTTCGCCGTAGGTTAGCTCTTTGTCGGCATAAGCCTCGAAAATCAAGAGAGCAATACGAAAATCGGAATTAATCTCGTACTGCTCTCCGTCTATTTCAAGGCTTGTAGGAAGTAATCCAATCACTTTGCAAGCCTCTTTGCTTGATTGAGGTACTTCTCAATATGCTTGCTCTGCTGAGCGTGTGCGTTTTCAATGTCACTTACGATGACCGGCACAACGCAGTTGAGAAAGTTCTCAAAAATCATACTGCCATCATCACAGATTGAAAGGCAATTTACATCGCCAAACGCACCTTGACTTACACCTGCACCGAGAACATAGTCTATTTCTTTGCGGATTTCCTTGTCAACATCAAGAAAAATTTCAAAGGTTACATCCTCGGGTTTCATATTCTTGTACTTCTGCACAAGCGCTTCGGTGCGTTCTGTCAGCTTGTTAATTCGCTCAACGAGTGAGTAGTCTGTGGTGTTAATCTTGATTACCGTGCTTTCATCATTGTTAATTGCATATGTTTTTAAGGGTGTTTTAAAATTCAAACTCTGCATAGAATCACTCCTTATACAGTTTCGGTAAATGTCGGTACCTTATCTGAGATTGTCGCTGTACCCTGCTTTCTGTTGCCGTCAAATGTAACATTAAACGGAATGTTTACACCGCCCTGCGCACCGCCGTATGACTGCGGTTTAACGATGCAGTCCTCAATCCAAGCATCATAAGGGCCTGTTTTCTTGTCAATGAGCACTTCAAGAATTTTTGTTTTGCAGTCGTCACCGGTAAGGCGGTTCATTGCAATGTCCTTAATTTTTGTATAAATACTGTCCCCTGTGTTTGCGTAGTATGTACCTGCGTCAAGGGTAGGCTCGTAGCCGTTGTCATTTACAGAAGTTTCGTCAAGAATATTCTTTACTGTACTTGTGTCGGGGCTAAGCTCTACCGACATATCGTCAATGTCCTTGCCGATAAGATACCACTTTGGACTTTCGCCTGTGCCAAAGCTTGCGTCAATAAAATGTAAAAGGTAACTTCTCTTAAGTTTACCGATATCTGGTGTTGATGCTGCCATAATAATTCCTCACTTTCAATTTTCAATCAATTTTCAATAGTGTATTGGGCGGTAATTTGCAATTGGTACTGCACACCGCCGTTGTTGTTTTCGTCAGGTATGCTGTAAAGCATTCCGTTTGAGCAAGTGAGTTTTTTAAGCTCACCGTATAAAACGTTGTCGCCGACTTCAACTTCTATGTCACCCTCTGCGTGCCGTTCAAGCCACATTTGCAGTTCAAGCAACATTCCGCTGTTTACAAGTCGGTCATAGTCGTTGAGCGACTGACAGGTAGCGTACAGGATAAAGGTGTGATTGCGTGTTTGATTCCCTAAAATATCTTCGCTGACAAGCGTGTCGCCTGTCGGAGAAAGTCCAAAATCCTGTACTTTGTTTGTTGAATAATCAATGTGCACAAGCTCGCCGATTTTCGGAAACTCCTGCACAACGGACCTTACAAGTTCGATTATATTCATTTTGCATTACTCCCAAGTCTTCTTGCCGCCGCTTGCAGAATATCCCTTTTGCGGTCGGCTTTCATTCGCTCAAACCACATTTTGCCCGCAAGCGGGTGCTTGTCCTTGCTGTAGTGAATATCTCTGCCTGTCGGGTGTTTTTTCTTGCCTTTAGGACTTCGCCAACCGATTATAATGCCGTCACCGCTATAGCGTCCGAATACGATATGCTCAGTACCGTCTTTCTCTCGTACTATCGGGAAGTTAGGCCCATATACCTTGCCGTAGTAAAGATACCTTGCATAAGGTGTAACCTGTTTGATTTCTCCACTGCCTATAACGGTATGTATAGTTGCGGAATTTTCGAGTACGCCCATTTTAAAAGGTGTGTACGGCTTCATCAGCTTAATGCAATCCTTGTCAACCTCTCGTTGTGCTCTTGCTATATGCTTGTTTAAATCATTAGCAAATTCTTTATTCCACTTGAGAGAAAGAGTGCCGCTAACATCTGTCGGCTGATTTACAATAAAAAGCATTTAATCACCTCGCAGATACTTTGATGTGCTGTAAATCCGCAGTGCCGTAAAGCAAACGGTCAATACTCATTACTGTGTGAATTTCGTATTTGTCACGCAAGGTTTTTAGGCTCTCTGATACGCTCCTGTCGCTTGAATTATCAAAGATGAAATTACACTCACCTTTTACAATAATGTCTTGAGAGGGGGACAGAGGGGATATATCAGCGTTTGGAAACAGACCGTTGCTCGGAAATAAAAAATCATTCGGAGCAAGAACAAGCGCATTTAACGGAATGTATATAGCTATTCCGTCAGCGTTCTGCATTCCGCTTTTAAGTACATTAGCGGCTTTGCACTCCTGCCAATGGCAATGCGGAATAATAAGCCTGTCGAAGCCTTTGCCGTTAAATCTGTAAAGGGTCAGCATAGTATCCGTAAACATAATCAAACACCTCTGTACAAAAGGTCTGTGTCTGCAAGATACTTATATACTGCGGATTTAACACATCGTGTAAGTTGCTTTTTGCGAACCTCACAGCTTTCATACGAGCGTGACACATCTCCGACTTTTTCTGATGTTATGCCCTCACTGCCGCTCATATTATCGGCTTTATACATCAGCTCTGCGACCTCACAGCAACAAAGTTTCACAGGCTCGATTATATCTTTTGTATCGTCAATATTTGAGCCTGTGTAAGCATTAATAATAAGCGTTGCCTCTCTTGCGTAGTAGGCAAAAGCGGAGGTAATGACCGCTTTTCTGCCACATAGATATTCGGATTTATAATAGTTTTCGTCAGCGTAAACGGTCAATATTAACACCTTCTTAAGCCTTAGCGGCAGCGTGGAGATAAATGCCCGCTGTCTTATTTTCGTAAACATCTGCAATACCGACCATTCTGTAGCCAAACTTATAACCGTCCGAATCCTGATTCACAGCAGGTTCGATAACCTTTGTATCAAGGTGCTTAGTAAACTGGATAAGCGCAGGCTTATGAATAATCATAAAGTTGATGTTTGAGGCGGCAGTTGCTTTCTGATAGCCGCCTTGAGTTTTGCCCGAAGAAGTACCGTCAAGCTGTTCAATAGCTGTATAAAAGCGTGTCTGCGGCACTTTTACAATCTTAGAAAAACCGCTTAATACCTCTTTTGACTTTGTTGTGTCAAGGTCCTGAATAAGCCCGTGAAGAGTTGAAGTAATGAAAAGATAACGATTTTCGTACGGTACTTCGTCTTCGTCCATCTGTGTTGAGCCTTTACGGAGCGCCTCAATAACAGCCGCTCCCGTTGTAAGATTTGCGGGAGTAGCGGAAGTAATGCCTGTGTGGCTTGCATACTGTGCAAAGCGGAAAGCGTCAAGCTCCGGTACAACCTTTGTGCGAATGAACTCGCCCGAAAGTCTGCCGAAAGCAATGCCTGCGGTTTCTACATTGTCCATTGTATCAACAGTAAACATTCTGCCGCGGTCGAAGTTACATTTAACAGTTTCGTTAGTAAGGGTAACATCGCCGCCAACATATCCGCTGTTACGGGAATAATTTGCAAGACCGTCCATTGAAATCATTGGAATAATAAGTTCATTGGAGTTTGCGCCCGCTGTCGCAAGGTCGGACGCACCGTCAAGTTCGCTTGTAAGTGAACTCTGCTTGTAAACCTCGTCAAGCAAAGTAGTGTAAGTTTTAAAAAGTGCAATAGAATTTGGCATAAATTTTCACCTCATTAATTATTTTTCGTCTGTACTAAGTCCCATTGCCGCCCTCATACTTGTGAGCGGATTAGACTTAATGCCTGCATTTCCTGTATTTTTCACAGGAATTTGGAAAGGCTCGTCCGAGCCGAACATATAGCCGTTTTCGGATTTCACGCTTTCAAGAGCCTTAGTAATATCGTCTGCCTGATTTTTTGATGTTTTAAGACTGTCAAGGTCAAGCAAAGCCTTAACCGCCGTTGCGTTTCTCGCACCGCTCTTTGAAATAGCACCGTCAAGTACAGAGTTAAACTCCATATCCGCAATTTTTGTTTGATACTCGGTTTCTTTGTCTTTAAGGCTTGTGTTGAGCTTTGCAATCTCGCCTTTAAGATTTTCAACATCCACGCCCTCAAACTTCTTGAGTGCCGTCTGTGCGGTTTCAAGCTGTGTTTTGTAGTTGTCCCTTGCAGTTGTGATTTTCTCAACCTCTGCAACAGTCTTGTAATTTGCAAGCACCGCCTTGTCAAACTCTGCCTTTTTCTCATCGGGAATCGTAATACCAATTTCAGAGAGAAGTGTGTGTATGTTCTTCATAATATAAATCCTTTCTGCATAGCTTATATTCCGCTTTGCCTGCGGTAGAAATTCAGCCGTATAAACCAACGGCGGGGTAAAATAAAAGCACCTATGCAATCAAATGCAAGGGTGCTTAATCTGCTTTATTTTTGTTGTCTTCAACCTCAATAACAAAACCTCTGTCAATAAGGCTTTTCGCTCGGTCTTTGGTACATTCAAAGACTTCATTGACAGGTCTGTTGATAAGACCGTTCATTTTATCGTTGAACGATGTAATTACTCTTACTTTCATTTTGTCACCGCCTTTCTAACCCGTCGAAATCGACGGGTTTAAATACAAAAAAGCACTCTGATTTCTCAAAGTGCTGATTTGATGTATTAAGTTTTATCTTGGCAAGTTATAGGCAAGTTAAAAAGTCCGAAAACAAGCCGTTTTTACGAATTGTAACCCTTTACGGGCAAGTTAAAATAACAAAACCGCTCTTTTTAGTGTTTAATTACCCTGTTTTCAAACTTCTTGTACGCATCAAAGTACATTTCGTCTTTGTCACCGTTGTATGTACACTCATAATACATACCGTCACAGAGCGTTGTTGACAGAAGTGCTTTGCTGTTTTGCAGTGTTTTACAAGACCAAACAACGTATACGCAAAAGTCGACTTCGCCGTCTGATTTATCAAGATGTTCTGTTGTATAGTCTTTTACTGTCCTTTTTGCAAGTTTCAAAAATTCTTCATTAGTCATTTCACATTTCCTTTCGCATAAAAAAAGCACTCAATCCGATTGATTAAGTACTGACAGTCTTAGATATAGAAATAGCCACTTATACAAGGTACAAGTGGCTTCGGATTGGTTGTTTGGCAGGCGTCCCTTTCTCCTGCATCTCTCGGGATTGCTCCCTGTCAAACCATCGGCGTGTGGACGGGGACGAAATTTTCCACCTCAAACAACCTATCCTTATTCTATTATAATTATATATTTTTTATTCAGATTTGTAAAGTACTTTTTTATTTCTTAATAATCTTTGCCACTCTTTTTCATTTATTTTCATAAAAGTTATTATAGAATTTTTATATTTCGGGTTGTCAGAAGAAGTAACAAGTCTTAATATAGTTTTAAATTGTTCTTCTCCTTCTGAAAATGATTTTAAAAGTAAAGCTGTATTTGGTTTATTGGCTTCAATAATATAATCAGGATTTGATATTATATCATGCATATATCCATAATATTTCTCGTAGTCATTCGGATGCCTATCTTTTATATGCTGTATACGCTCATCAGTTATAATCACTTCATTAGATTTTATATCTTTTGTAATACATTTGTATTTATTAATATCAATTTCACCGACTGTATGCACATCATTTGCCGCCATTTCTTTTATATCAGATTCAATTATACCACTGTCAACCGATTTTGCAATATGTTTATTGCTGTTCATACCTCTGATTTTTCCGTCGTCGACATTCTTGATACCTCTTAACGGCATTTCGGCTTTCTTCGGTTTTGTAATGCCTTTTACGGTATTACTGCCGACTGTCACTCTGTCCCATTGTTGAGAAAGTCCGACGCTTTTTGAGAAGTTCACATATTCATCGGAAGTTTTTACATATCTTGCACGAGCGTTAATTATTGCTTGCTCGTCAGCCCCGCCTTCTTCAAGCAATTTTATTTTCTGCCTTTGTGCCCGCATTGTGGTTTCAAGTCTGCGCTGTCTTTGGGTTGCCTCGTACTTTGTGTATGTCTTGCCGTTGTATTCTACAGGCTTGTTTTCCTCTGCGTTCATCTTGTCGAGCTGTTCATCTGTGTATGTGCGTGGGGTTATGCCGGGAGTAAACGGAGAATATGAGTGGTAACAGTTTGCACCGCACAACCCTGTTACTGTACCAAGTCCGCACACGCTCTCGAGTTCTTCCTTGCTGTACACTCTGCCTTGCCACACCTGATGGCTCGGCCTTGCTCCGCTGTGCCACGATACCTCAAAGTAATTTGTGCCGAGTTTTTCGGCGTTTTCCTCGTTGATTTTGCCCACAACCTGATTAAGCCCTGTTGACACCGCACGCCTTGCCGCAACGGTAACTCTGTTGCTGTGACCGCTTGCATAGTCAACCGTACGCAATCCGCTGTTTGTCATTTCGGTTACGGTTTTTTCGAGTACGGTATTATAATCACTCGCACCGCTTGCAATTTCCGTGACGGCTTTATCAAGTGTTTCTTGATAATAGTCTGCAACGGGAGTAAAGCCCAAACTGCCGTCAGGCTGTCGCTTTGCAAAGCCCATTGACTGTGTAATGTTTTTACATTCGTTTTGTGTCTGCTCTTGTACGGCCCTCACAAATTGCTGTAGTGGCTCGTTTTCTGAATATGGTATAAACTCCTTGCCTTGTTCAATAAAAGCGCTCTCCGCCTCGTTATATCCGCTTTCCGTTACATTTGTAAAGATGTTTTCAACTTCTTTATCGCTAAGGTTAAGTGTCCTTGCGACAATGTCTTTGATTCGCTTTTTGCTTGTACCTAAATCGTATAATCTGCTCATTTTATAGCCTGTTGACGGTATAATCTCCGCAGCTTCAAGTAACATTCTTACTATTTCCGTCATTATGCTCATTTGCAGGCTGTCAAAAATTTGCTCGAGCGCAATCGGGATTGCCTCTGTAACTTCGGGAGTAAACATCAGTCAACAACCTCCGAGGACTGCGGCAGGTTCTTTTTTGCCGTCTTTTCGTCCTCTCCGTACCATTTCATACGATACTCATCAGGTCGCATAATTCCAAGACTCAAGTCCTGAATATCCTGTGTGCGTTCAGTCTGTTCATCGGTGAGAATACTGTCCTTAAAGTCACAAACGAATGTGTAACCGCTTGTTGTCAGCGAATTGTAAAAGGCGAGAGCATACACCAAATCGTCAAGACAATATTTAAGCTGTTTCTGAATTGCCGATACCGTGTTGTACTTTCGGTTCTTAGCCGATAATATCTCCGTAGCCGTCTTTGCGACAGTGTCGGGGTCGGATAGGTCGCCATATGCAAGACCGACCGAAAATTCAAGTCTGCGAAGATATGTATTTAGCCCGTCGGTAATATCAGATTGACGAATTGCAGGAGAAAAATCTTTGAACAATTCATTATCTCCGAGGTCAACATCTACAGCTTTGTAAAGTCTTTTGTTGAGTTTTTCAGTACCCTCTTTCTTGAAAGCTGCGGCATCAACATGTATTGCCCTTTCGCCGCTCTCAAACTCCCAATCAAGTCTGCCGAATTGTGTGTCTATTTTACGAATAAGATTTATGTCATTTGCGTAGACAGAAACACCGCAAGATGAGCCGTCAATCGTGTTTTTAATCGGTGTACGAAAATAACCGAAAGCAGGGCGGAGCATTGCAGGGTATGTAACAGCATTCGGCAGGCTTGCCCACTCGTCAACTGCCGCAAGCGGAATTTCTCTTCCAAGTTGCCCCTCACTTGCAGACACATAAGCAGTGTTGGTAATTGTCAATCCCTTTTCGGTATCAAGGCTGTGATACTCAAGCCTTGTGTAATAGTTGTCGCCGATCTTTTTAAATTCAGGAAAGATGACTTTTACAAGCCTATGCCTTGCGTCAAATTCAATCGGCACAAAGGCATTTGCGGAAATATACTGCACCTTGTCGCCGCCTAACGGTTTAATCACCATTGCGCCTGTTGCAAGTCCCGACTGCAATTCGGAGTTAAGGTCTTCCGTTGCGGTTTCAAAGATTTTCTGCAATTTGTCATTGCTTACGCTTGCGGTCATTTCGTTAAGCGTGATGTTTGCAAACTCCCTTGTGATTGACTGCTCAAGTCTAAGGCTTATTACATCGTCATTAAGCCAAGGGGCATTGCCCGAAAAGCAGTTTTGCCAAAGCTCAATACTTGAGAGCATATCGTCTGTAATTGCAGGCTTAATGCCAAGTGCCTGCTTAATATCTTTCAGCGGAAACAACCTCTGCCACACTCCTTTCAGATAGTTTAAAAATTGCATATTACACCGCCCTTATAAATCTTTTCATATCCCGTTCAAATGTGTATTCAAAACCGTCAAGGCTGTCGATGTCGGTTGAGCCATCGTCAAGTCTTTCGTCAACAAGTTTTTTATCGTTCCAAACAGCCTCACAAAGAGCCGTTTTCAGCGTGTCGCAGCCGTCAGTGTAAAAGAACCTGCCTGCACCCATAAGTCGCAAGGTGCATTGAATACGGTCTTGTACAGGACATTTGCGTGCCGGTCTGACTATCGTATTTGGGAAATGCTCCTCAAACGCTCTTTTAATTCCTCGACCGAGTACAGTTTCGGCATTATCCCAATACACAAAGTCCACAACACCGCATAAATCAAAAACAGACTGTGCAAAATTAATTGCCAGCCTGTCAATATCGTTTCCGTCGTATTCACCGAAGTGTCGTTCGCTTTTCAATGCTATTAAATTATTGTAGCCTCTTGTCTTTGCCGTTGCCACAAATGAGTGACCCGATTTATTGCCGCCAAAGTCAATGCCGATTGTTACTTCTTCAAGTTCCGATTTCAAAAACTGCCTGTACGGTAAATCCGTGTTGATTTTGTCGGTAATTTGACAGTAAAATTTTTTGGGATTATCGGCAAATCTGCGGTAAATAGCACCCTCGGCACGCACCCACTTACCGAGAATAAGACGGTCATAGAAAATAGTGCCCTCATATTCATTGCAAAGGTTCTTCACAAACTCTTCGGATAAGAATTTATTATCGAAAATCGTGTATTCCTGCAAATAAATGTCTGCGTCACTGTCAATGAATTTCTTGAGCCAGTGCGTTGGGTGTTCGGGGTTTAAACTGCCGTCAAAGCACGAATAAGGCTTGTCAAGTCGGGATTTAAGCATATTGAAAACATCTTCGTTCCACTTTGCAACCTCATCACCGTAAATATATTTTGCCGACGCACCCTGAATTTTAGCAACCTGACTGACCTTTTCCGCACCCAAACAGTACACATCTTCACCGCACACTTTTGCAATGTTTCGGCTGTTAATCGTACCGACAACATCAGAGGTGTAACGCTCTCGCATAGGCTGCAGTACATTTCGCTCAATGGTTTCTTTTGACACGCCTATGATAAAGCACAAACCGTCCTTACCGATTCGCTCTCGAATACGCATAGGCACAATGCAGGTGACATCAACAAAACTTTTGCCCGAACGCACCGCACCGCTTTTTATGTTCCAACGATGTGTAGCGTTTGCGATATATTCTTTTTGCTTAATCGTGTACGGCATTGTTTGTGTTCCTTTCTGCGTCATCTTTGATTTCTTTCAAAATGCTGTCGAGCTTGTCGAGTGCGGTCTTGTCGGTTTCCTCTTTTTGCTTATCCCGCCACTTGTCGGGGCGACGGTTTTTCAGCCAAAATATTTGTGCCGTTGTGTTGCCCCCAAGAGCAGAGGATAACAACGCATTTTCGACTTCATAGTCCACAACCTCTTTGCCTTTTTTTAGGGACTGCGAAATCTGCGGATATTTTTCTTTCCATTCATAAAGTGTTCTTTCGCCTATGCCTATATTCTTAGCTATCTGCTCATCGGTCAAGCCGTCCCTTGCCCAACCCTCAAGCAGTAATAAATTTTCTTCTTTAAGCCATTTTTCATACTTTCCTTTTGCCACCGTCACCACCTCTCTTTATGTAAAAATAAGCAAAAGAAAAGAGAGTACTGAATGCACTCTCCATTAATCAGTATTAAGCGTTAAAGCGTTAATTCTGTCATTCAATTCTATCAGTGTATTTTTCGCATTTAGATAGTCTTTAGGTGTAAAAGATTTATCGTTCCTATTATGAAGCATCACATTGTTTGCTCTCAATAATCTTTGATAACATGAAACAAGTAAATCAAGATCATCTGGATAATTCCCCAATGCATCTTTGCATTCCATAACCAGCCGTGCAAAACTACGTTTATTGAGGCCACAATTTAATTCATCGCTAACATTTTGCGTATTAGAAAGCAGTCTTATTGAGTCTTCCATAGCATCTAACTTTGAATATATTGATTTCATCATAATTCTATCGAAAACGACCTCATCAACTTTGGAATTATCCACTTTTGCATTTTCTAAATTGACTATGTTCATTAACGAAAATGAACCATTTTTATAAGTTTCCTTTATCGCATTAGCAATATCATCTTTTGCCTTCATAACATTTTCATACAATCTATCTTTCTTATAAAAAACAGTATTAATTCCTGCTACATCAAAAATTTTATCAGTAGCATCATCCTGTATCAAAACTACTTTTTTACCATAGGCTTGTCGAATTCCTAATTCATACATAACATTCGGATTTCTTGAACTTAAATCACAAATTGCCATATCACATTCAACTAAATTTTTCAAAATTTTTTGCATTATCGAATCACATATTTGATCGCTATCTGCTCTTATAGGTTCAAATCCTGCTTTTTGGACAGCAGGAACAATTATCTGTCCGTATATTTTATCAAAATGACCTGCAGGATATTTTGGCTGGTCTGATATAGGCATTATAACAAAACAGGTTTTTGCCTTATTTTCTTCGCTCATATGCAACTCTCCTTAGTTGTAATATATCACTAATCTATCATATTATTTGACACAATTCAACAGATTTTACATTTTTCTGTAAACCGCACAATTAAGAAAGTAATAATTTGTATAAAATAACCACACACAACACAGACCGCCCTCAACGAGAGCGGTCTGCCGTTATTTTTGAAAAAGGAGAACTACAAAATGCCTCTTATTATCGATTTCTTCATTTTATATTATACTGCACCTAAACCGAAAAACCGAACAACTTTTACCAACGGTGGCGGTTGCACATAATTCTTATGTTGTCGGGGGTATTTATTCCGCCTGTATCGACTGCTATCTTCGCCCAGCTGTATCGCAAGCTAAGGTGCATAAATAAGCAGTTCTCCACAAAATCGTCACGAGATAGGCTGTTGAGCGCTGCGTTTCGGCGGATTTCAAGGTTTTGTATCTCCCTCTGAATATCGGCAATCTGCACCACCGCATTGCCGACCTTGTCAGATGTTTGACCTGCACTCGGTAAATCCGACAGCTTAGGCGATGTATTGTCAGCCTCGGCGGCTATGCGTGCAATCTTAGCTTTTAACCTCGTAATTTCTCGGTTTATGTCTTTGATTTCTTTTGCGGTCAAGTTATCACCTCCAAATCATCAAGATAATCAGCCACAATTTGAAATGCAATCAGCATTCCCTCGCTTATGTAATAATGCTTGTCTTTTCGGCTTTTGCTGTCATTAAATCCGCTCATCTTCTCCTGTTCACTTTCTATGCGTTCAGATATTTCTGCTTTCAGTTCGTCAAGTGTCATTACTCATCACCTCCTCCTTTTTCTCTGCAAGTGACTGTAATCCCCTATAACAGCTGTAACATATGTCTAACTTAACAGGTTTGATTTTATGCCCTTGCGTAGCTTTGACCCAAAAGGTTATACGCATTTCTTTTTCTTTAAACGCTTTTCTGCAAGCGTCGCAATGATAGACTTTCATTCTTGCTCACTCCTTAATTTCAAAATCTCGTGGTATTCTTCATCGTTTAAGTTAAGTCCTGTTTTTACATATACGCAATCAACACAATAACTTGAGTATTGCAATCCGCACTTGTTGCAAAATGTTTTAGTCATTTTCTTCACCTCTCATCGATTTAGCAATTCTTTGTTGATTTTTGCAGATAAGGTTATTTATGTTGAGAAATAAACAATATGTCAACCTTCTTATCTCTTCTATATCGTCCGTGACCTAAGTTTACATGAATATCCACCGTGATTTAGTTTATGTTTTTTCGTCATCCTTTGCTTTTCCGCAAAGTAATTTTCAGTTCTTGAACAATCAATCATTTTCTTTATCCTCCTTATTTATAGCCGTCCATAATAGCATTACTGCTGTCTACATAATCGTCACTAAGTGTACTTTTGTAATTCACAGAGTTAAGATGTTTTTGTATGTGCTCGTTATAACGACCGCTTGCTTTTGCTTCATTTAATATGCTTTGAACACCCTCTTCGCTTCTGTTCAAATCCGTTGCAATGCGTGATATCGAATCACCTCTGTATGTATATAAACATATTAAAAATTCTGTATCGGTTGTCGGCGGTCTGTTTAACTGCTCTTTTCTGTGTAACGCCGCCTCGGCTTTGGCTTTACTGACACAAGCTGAACAATATTTTGTTGTTTTTGCTCTTGCGGTAAATTTGTTACCGCATATTTGACATATAGCTGAATACATTTATTTCATCTCCTCCAAATCTTCAATTCTGCAATACAACAATGCAGAATTAGCGTTTAAATCCTTTATTTCAGCCTGATAATAAAACTTTCCTGTTATGCTTCGTCTGATGATACAGCCTGTCAGAATGTATTCTGCACCATTGTACAACACAGTTCTTTCAAGGTTTCGTTTAACTTCCGAGATATTCACAACATTTCCACCTCGATGTAAATGCCCGGAACCTCTGCCCAAAACTTTTCGCATATCTCACTTGCGACAAGTGCGTCATCAGACCAAAAGCCGAGAGCGGTCATACAGTCTTTTAGCATTTTTTGCAGATTGTCCGTGTCGGGCTTTGTTATACGATATTCGCCGTCCTGATGTTTACCACGAGGAAAACACCATTTTGTTATCAGTCTGACACCCGACTTGTACGGTTCTGACGGTTTAAACTTTGCCAAATGTGATGTGAGCTTTTCTCTTGCCTGTTTCACCTCGGGCGGATTATAAAAAACAGGTTTGCCGTTTTTTACCATAACCTTATGTTCCTGTGCAGTTACGGTCGGCGGGATCATCCCCATAAAAAAATCCATTTTT